ACCAGGTCTGGAAAAGCCAGATGGCTATCTCCCGGGAGATGCGGGACGACAACAAGATCGGCGAGATGACCAAGCGGGCCACCAAGCTGACCGACTCCTTCTATCGGACCCGGGAGCGGTTTTTTGCCAATCTGCTGGGCAATGCCAGCCGGGGCTCCACCACCGTGGCGGTCAATGGCTTTGACTTCGACTGCACCAGCGCCGACGGCCTGTGCCTGTTTGCCAAGGCCCATCCGGCCAAGGTCTCCGGCGGCGACCAGACCAATATGTACGCCGACGCCTTTTCCGAGACGGCGCTGGGCGCGGCCATGACCGCCATGCAGAACTTCAAGGGGGACAACGGCGAGACTCTGGGCCTGGAGCCGGACACCATCATCATCCCCAACATTGCCAGCCTGAAAAAGAGCGTGTTCTCCGTGCTGGGCTCCTATGAGACTACGGGCACGGCCAACAACGACTTCAACTATCTGTTCGGCTCCATGCGGGTGCTGGTGTGGCCCTATCTCAACGACTACATCGGCGCGGACAATGCCGCCCCCTGGTTTTTGATGGACAGCTCCTACAACGAGCAGTGCGACGGCGCGGTGTGGCTCGACCGTGTGGACTGCGAGATCACCAGCCGCCTGGGGGCCAACGACGAGAACATCTGGGACGGCTACGCCCGGCTGTCTGCCGGCTTTGTGGACTGGCGGTTCATCCTGGGCGGCGGCCTGACCGGCGGCTCTGCCCTGGCCTGAGACGGAGCCTGTGGCCCAATATAAATAGTGTATAAGCGTCTGCCCCCGATTTTTCGGGGGCAGACTCATAGAGGGGAGACAAAGACGATGAACGAGCAGAAAAAGAAGCTTGAAATGTGGCAGGAGAAGCTGACCCGGTATGACGCAGCGTTCCAGGAGGAGACGGCGAAGATGGACGAGCGGGAGGCCATCTATCGGGGCCGCAACCGCATTGACGAGCTGGTGGACGGGGATGTGATACGCAAAACGCCCCATGTGCGGAATATCGCCGCGGAGCTGATCGAGGCCCAGGTGGACGCCAATATCCCCCAGCCCAAGGTGACGGCCCTGCGCCGGGAGGATGAGCATTTGGCGGTGCTCATCGAGGATATGCTCCGAAGCAAGCTGGACAGGCTGCCCATGGAGATATTAAACGACCAGATGGAGCGCACCGTGCCCATCCAGGGGGGCGGACTGTATGTGCTGGAGTGGGACAGCGCCTACCGCACCCATGATACAGTGGGCCAGAGCGTGGTGTCCGTCGTCCACCCCAAGCAGCTGGTGCCCCAGCCGGGGGTCACAGGGGATCTGGAGCAGATGGACGACTTTATTCTGAAGCTGCCCCAGACCAAAAACTTTATTCGCCGCCGCTATGGGGTGGATGTGTCCGAGGGCACCGAGGAGGAGCCTCAGATCCGGGGCAGCGGCGAGCTGTCCGCCTCCGATGAGCTGGTGACCCAGTATGTGGGCTACTATCGGAACCAGCAGGGGGGCATCGGCATGTTCTCCTGGGTCAATGACACGGTGCTGGAGGATCTGGAGGACTGCCAGAGCCGTATCCTGTGCCGCTGCAGGCAGTGCGGCGGAGTGCAGCCCGGGAACCTGCTGTCTGTTCCATGGGGCCTTGAAGAGGTCGATGAGGAGCAAGAGCGGCCGGAGGGGCCGGTGTGCCCCCTGTGCGGCGGCCAGCTGGAACGGACGGTGGAGGAGTATCAGGAGCTGTGGCTGCCGGTGGAGCGGTCGGACGGTTCCGTGATCCCTGGGGCAGACCCTATCACGGGAGAGCCTACCCGGGTGCCCTATTACAAGCCGGATATCTACCCGGTCTTTCTGCAAAAATCCGTGTCCGTCTATGGAAAGCTCCTGGGAGAGTCGGACATAGACAAGGTGCGGGACCAGCAGAACACCATCAATCGCCTGGAAAAGAGCATCATCGACCAGCTGCTGGCAGCGGGCACCTATATCACCCTGCCTCCGGACCCGTCCATCAAGGTGGACACCGGCGTGGCAAAGGTCATCCGGCTGAAAAACGTCACGGACAAGAATTATCTGGGGGTCTACGACATGAAGTGCGACGTGGAGCAGCCCCTGGCCTATTTGGAATATATTTATCAGGAGGCCCGGGACGTGGTGGGCATCACCGACTCTTATCTGGGCCGGAAGGACACCACCGCCACCAGCGCTGTGGCCAAGGAGTTTTCCGCCAACCAGTCCGCCGGACGGCTCCAGTCCAAGCGGGTGATGAAAAACGCCTGCTGGGCAAAGCTGTTCGAGGGGCTTTTCAAGTTCGAGCTGGCCTATGCCGATGAAAAGCGGCCCGTCATGGGCGTTGACCCCCAGGGAAACCCCCGGGATGAGCAGTGGAACAGGTGGGACTTTCTGGCCCAGGACGAGGACGGTCAGTGGTATTGGAACGACCGGTTCCTGTTCTCCTGTGACAGCGCCACGGCCCTGTCCGCAGACCGGACGGCTATGTGGAAGGAGACCCAGAGCTATTACACCGCCGGAGCCTTCGGCGACCCCAACCAGACGGAGACGCGCATCCTGTTCTGGACGAAGATGGAGCAGCTCCACTATCCCGGCGCGGCCCAGACAAGACAGAACCTGATCACAGCCTATCGGCGGCAGCAGACGGCCCAGCTGGCGGCCCCGGCGGCCCCGGCGCAGGAGGTGGGCCTATGAGCGTGGAGGAGCTGATGGAGTGGATGGACACCCTGCGGCCCAGCGCCTACTCGGACGGGCACAAAACCGCCTGGCTCAACGACCTGGAGGCCATTGTGTGGACACAGGTCTTTTTGCAGCCGGCGGGGCTGTGGCAGCCCCACGGGCTGAGCACGGACGGACAGCAGCGACTTTTGCTGCCCGTCAGCTGGCGGCGGGTGTACACCGCCTATTTGGAGGCGATGATCGACTTTGCCAACGGGGAATATACCCAGTATGAAAACGCCATGACCCTGTATAACGACTATATGTGCCAGCTGGGGGCCTGGTATGCAGATACCTTTGCCCCGGCAGACCAGCCTGCCCGCTGGGTGCGGCTGGGGGTGGCTGACCAGGCTGGCCTTCAGCAGAAAAACGGGCAGCTGATAGGCTCGCTGCCCCCGGGGGCGGGGGCGCTGGCCCTGGAGTGGCGTGTAGGGCAGGCCCCGGATGCAGAGGGCACCATCACCCTGGCGGGCGCTGGGGGCCAGACCCTGTGGCAGCGGGAGGTGACAGCCGGCGAGCAGGGCGTGTTCCGCAGCCTGGGCCTGGTGCTGCCGGAGCGGGAGGCAGAGCCTGTCCGGGGGATATACACCGGGGACGAGCTGACCGCAGGACAGATGGAATTTTGGGCGCTGGTGCAGCCCGTCAACGAAAAAAGAGGGTATCGATAAGGGGGAAGCCGATGAAATTGGGAAAATTGCCCTATGGGGACAGCTATAGCCGCAGCTATCAATGCGTGTTCGGGGGCCTGAACGAGAAATTGGCGGCCCAGGACGGGGAGATACGGGCCATGGAGAACATGACCAGCGACCACTATCCCCTCCTGTCGCCCCGGGCCAGGCGGTATAAAACCATGACCCTCCAGCAGCCCCACGGCCTGTCGGGCCGGGACAAGCTGTGCTGGGTGGACGGGGAGGACTTCTACTATGACGGCCAAATAAAGGGCCGGGTGACGCCCAGCGACAAGCAGTTTTATTATCTGAACAAATGGGTGGTCATCTGGCCGGACAAAAAGTATTACAACACCGCCACCGATGTATTTGGCAGCCTGGAGGACACGGTGACCGTGGGAGATGAGGTGCGCCGGGCGGTGTTTTGCTCCTCGGAGGCTCCCGGGGGCATCTCCAGCCAGGCAAACTGCCTGATCTTCGACGGGGCGACCCTGCAGGGCCACTTTGAGGCCGGGGACGGGGTGACCATTTCCGGCTGCACCAAGCACCCGGAGAACAACCTGACCCTGGTGGTGCGGCAGGTGGTGGGCTCGGCGCTGTATTTCTATGACAACAGCTTCACCCTGGACGCGGCCCTGACCTATACCGTGGGTTCAAGCGGCCTAAAGGCCGGGTGGTACAGCTTTCTGTATCAGGACACGGGCTATAACTTTACCCTGGAGCAGAATATGACCCAGGGGGATGTGCTGACCTATGACGGGGCCCTGGGGCTGACGGCCACCATCTCCGGCCAGGAGGTGGGGCTGGAGGTGGACTATGGCACCTTCAGCGACCAGTGGATCACCTTCGACCAGGCGGATGCGGACTACGCCGAGTCCGGCCCGGTCACCGTCAGCCGGACGGTGCCGGACATGGAGCTTTTGTGCGAATGCGACAACCGGCTGTGGGGCGTGAAGGATTCCACGGTGTACTGCTCCTATCTGGGGGACCCCCGGATCTGGAACAACTATGAGGGCACCGCCACCGGCTGCTGGAGCGTGGAGGTGGGCAGCGGCGGCGCCTTCACCGGGGCCTATGCCTACGGGGGCTATCCGTTGCTGTTCAAGGAAAATCATATCTACCGCATCTATGGCACAAAGCCCGCCAATTTCCAGCTCATGGACACCGAGACTCTGGGCTGCGAGGCGGGCAGCGCCAAGAGCTTTGCGGTGGTGGGGCAGACGCTCTACTATAAATCCCGGGTGGGGTTCGTGGCCTATGCCGGAGGCGTGCCCTCGCTGGTGGATGAGGCCCTGGGAGTCACCCGGCGGCAAAACGCCGTGGCCGGGACGGACGGGCGAAAATACTACGTCTGTGTGGACAGCGCCGACGGCCGGCAGCTGTATGTCTATGACACCAATCTGGGCCTGTGGCATCGAGAGGACGGGGCCCAGGTGACGGACTTTGCCTGGTGCGCCGGGGAGCTGTATATGCTCCAGGCAGACGGGTCTGTGTATATGACGGGCCGGGTGCGCTCGCCCCAGGGTGAGCCGGAGCAGAGCCTGGAAAGCATGGCAGAGTTTGGGGATTTTTACAGCGGCACCTTGGAGAAAAAGGCCATCAGCCGGCTGTATTTCCGGGTGCAGACGAAAGGCGTTCTGCGGCTTTTGGTGTCCTATGATGACGGGCCCTGGCAGCCTGTGGGCCAGGTGGCGGCGGCGGACAAGGGCTTGCAGACCCTGCAGCTGCTGCCCCGCCGGTGCGACAGCCTGCGGGTGCGCCTGGAGGGCCGGGACGACTGGAAGCTGTGGGCCATGGGCCGGGACTATGTGACCGGCAGCACACGATAACACAGAGGGGAGCGCCTATGGCAGACAGATTATTTATGGCAGATAGCTCTTTTCCCGGCTTCACCGGCCAGGAGACCCAGGAGGAGAAGATCGAGCGGATCCTGGATTATCTGTATCAGATGAACGAACAATATCGATATATTTTATGTCAGCTGAATGCAAGCGACCTGAGCCTCAGTGACGATGACTGAGGCCGACCCTTGCAGAGAAAGGAGCACATGATGGCAAAATCGACCTATACTTATAAGGATTTTCTCAGCCGGGCCACGGCAAGCGGCCTGCTGTCCAGCTTCTCCGATGCGGATCTGAAGCTGGCCCAGAGCGACCCCAGCGCAGGCATCAGCCTGCTGTCCTATAAGCAGGACTATCAGAATGCCCAAACCGACGAGGCCCGGGCCTTGGCCAACGCGGGGGCGGAGCGCATCCGCTCCACATACGGGGGCTATACCGCCGGGACCAGCGGCACGGGGTACTATCTCAATGGCTCGGCCGGCACCACAGATAGTTCAAACTATGCAAATCAATATGCCAGCGCCCAGCAGTCCCTGATCGACGCCCTGAGCCAGTCGTTTTCCTACGACAGCGACGCTGACCCCACCTGGCAGAGCTATCGCCAGGCATATCTCCGAGAGGGTCAGCGGGCCTATGAGGACAGCCTGGGGGCGGCGGCGGCCAACACCGGGGGCATCGCCTCCACGGCGGCGGTGACCGCGGCCCAGCAGGCCCAAAACTACTATAATGCCCAGGCCGCGGACAAGAAGGCGGATCTGTATCAGCAGGCCTATGAGAACTATCTGGCCGCCCGCCAGGAGTCGGCGGCGGAGCTGGAGGTCTATGACCAGCTGAACCAGACGGCGGCGGAAAATCAGCAGCAGGTCTATGACAACGCGGTGGAGAAGTGGAAAAGCTATGGCTATGTGACAAGCGACATCAGCGACGTGCTGAGCCTGCCTGTGGGCACGGCCTACACCGAGCAGGCCTACAACACCTGGTATCAGGCCTTCCAGGAGGCCTCCAACGGCATCTATACCGGCAAAATGCTCTCCGACACGGTAAACGCCTCCGACCAGCAGACCACGGCCTACAACCCGGCGGCAGGGGACAGCCCCGCCAACCACGGCCAGGTGTCCCAGGGCAGCCAAGGCTCGGACGTGACCGCTCTGCAGACCTATCTGACGGCCCTGGGCTACAGCTGCGGCCCCCAGGGGGTGGACGGGGTGTTCGGGGCGAACACCCGGGCGGCGGTGCGCTCCTTCCAGGCGGCCTACGGCCTGTCCGTGGACGGGGTCTGCGGCCCCAAGACCTGGTATGCCCTGATCGCCGCCCTGAACGGCTGAGGGGCAGAGGGATAAGTATAAATTTGGCGCTGTCCTGTGTGGACAGCGCCTATTTTTCGTCAAAACGCACAAATGAGACTTGCAAAATTCTATGCGCTTTGCTTCACAAAATAGTGGAATATTTGACATGCTTGGCGTATAATTAACGCATCATTTCGTAAAGTTAAGGAGAATGACTATGAGAAAGACCCTTGCGATTTTGTGTGTGGTCTGCATGCTGTTCGGGCTGACCGCCTGCAGCGTGACCATCACCATCCCCGAAGAATCTCTCCAGGCCCTGGCTGCCAGCGCAGTGGTGACTGACAACGGCGACGCTTCCCAGGAACCCGCTGCTTCCGAAGAGCCTGCTGCCTCTGAGGAGCCTGCCGCTGAGGCCTCCGGCGAGGCCGACGCTTCCGGCGAGGCTGCCTCCAGCGAGATGGGCGGTGCCTCCATGGGTATGCCCGGCGGCGGCGGAAGCTCTGCCCCTGACAGCTATGACGCTGTTCTGGAGATCACCTCCGATGATACTGTGGAGGGCGTGGACATGGCCTCCGACACCGCTGACCAGAACATCATCCATGTGTTCGACGGCGCTACCGCCTATGTGACCGACTCCACCTTCGTGAACGAGGGCGAAGGCGGCGGCGGTGACAACGCCAGCTTCTATGGCGTGGGCTCCACCCTGTTCGTGTCCGACGGCGAGCTGTATGCCTCCGGCGACACCATCGACTCTCAGGCCGCTGGCGGCGCTGGCATCTTTGCCTATGGCGACGGCGTGGCCTATGTGTACGACTGCGACATCACCACCACCCAGGCCTCCGCTGGCGGTCTGCATGTGGCTGGCGGCGGCACCCTGTACGCTTGGGATTGCAACATTGAGACCAGCGCAGCTATGGCTGCGGCGGCCATCCGCTCTGACCGGGGCGGCGGCACCATGGTCATCGACGGCGGCAACTATGTCACCGAAGGCGGCACCGGCGCTGTGTACGTCACCGCGGACATCACCGTCCATGATGCTTATCTGTACTCCGGCGGCTCCGAGGCTGTGGCCATCGAGGGCAAGAACACCATCCGCCTGTTCGACTGCGACCTGACCGGCACCATGCTGGCCAGCGACCTGAACGACAACAAGGTCTGGAACATCATCGTGTATCAGTCCATGAGCGGCGACGCGGACGTGGGCAC